ACCACGCCGCCACGCCTGGTGTGGATGGTCAGCCCTGATGGTTGGGTGCATCTGCCACCTGACGCTCAGGCCGAGCTGGCCAACTGGATTGCTGATGTGCGTGAGTGCATCAAGCATTGAGTACCGAGGCGCTGCCACTGGCGACCAATCAGCATCAGACATGATTGACCCTTTTGGCTCGACCATGATGGTGGCGCCTCACCCAACACAAAGGCATGGGCTCTTAACCTAACAGGACAGCGAGGGAGGGGAACCGACCTGGTGAGTCCATGCCTTTGTGAGTTCAAGCCGCCCAATGTTAGCGCCCTGCAGCAATGCCCATCAGCAGCAGCGGGCGGCCCTTATCATGGAGAGCGTATGCTGTGCCGCATTGACCAATGACAAGTCAGGCCAGTGTGAGGCTCACCGCGTTTCAGGGTGGGCCGTGTATCAGGCTGGGTTGTCCAGGCATCAAAGGGGTTACGGTTCGGAGTGGGATAAGTTGCGCCGCGTTATCCTGGTGCGTGACAACTACCTGTGCCAATCCTGCATCAGGACAGGGGTCTACACCCAGGCAACCACGGTTGATCACATCAAGGCCAAGACCCACGGCGGCACGGATGACCATGCCAACCTGGAGAGCCTTTGCGGGCCTTGTCATGCCACGAAGACCGCCCGTGAGCGTCTGAATGGCCGCTGAAACGGTCGGAGTTTGGTGTTGGGAGTGGATCCCATGCCTCCCTGGCCCCCTCCTTCGGGGATCCTCGCCGCGATCCTCGGGGCGGGGCGGATCCAGACGCGGCGCACGGCGGGCGGGGAGGGGGTGGTCAAATCCCTACCGCCTTTCGCCCCTTAGTACCGCCGCCTAGAGCTTTTTACACGGGCGGGAAATAAGAAAAATTTTCCAACGTTATGTCACGGTCGCCGCATTCGGTGGTCGCGTGACGTCACGCGAGGAGTGTTTATGACAAGAGCCGCAGGGGGAGGCCGCCCGGCTGGCGGAGATCTGCCAGCGGTTGCTTCCGATCAACTGATCACTCGGGCGCCCCCGGTACCCGATGACTTGCAAGACTCCGCCCCCGCCGCTGCGTTGTGGAAGCGGACCATCAAGATCCTGATCAACCGCAAGCAGCTGACCGAAGATCACCTCCCGCTAGTGTTGTCCTATTGCGACTCGTTTGATCTCTATCTCGCCGCCAAGAAGATGATCAAGGAGGACGGGATCACCACACCCACCGAGAGTGGCATCAAGAAGCACCCGGCGGTTGCCGTGCGTCAGGATGCGCTGTCAACGCTGGTGCGGGTCGGTAGTCTGCTCGGACTGGATCCGACCAGCTATCGGCGGCTGATGGGGGGTGGTGGAGGCGGCGACCCCGAGGGGGACAATGAATTTAGGACCTTCTAACCATGGCCGCCAATCCGAATGTCAACGCCGCGAACAAGTACGCCCGCGACGTTGTCTCGGGTCGCATCGCCGCCTGTCTCTATGTCAGACAAGCCTGTCAGCGCCACTTGGCCGATCTGGATAAAGCCAAGGATAAATCCTATCCATACCGCTTCGACATCGCTGCCGGCGAGCGGGCTTGCAAGTTCCTGCAGCTGCTCCCCCATACCAAGGGGAAGTGGCGTCGTCTGCCGCTGGCCCAGCGCCGCATCACCATGGAGCCCTGGCAGCTGTTCTTTCATGCCTGTGTGTATGGCTGGAAGCGCAAGCGCGATGGGCTGCGCCGGTTTCGGCGGGTTGGCTTATTCGTGCCGCGCAAGAATGGCAAGTCCATCGTTGCAGCCGGCAACGGGCTCTACATGTTCGCCGCCGATGATGAGCCGGGGGCCGAGGTCTATTGCGGGGCTACGACCGAGAAACAGGCGTGGGAGGTGTTCAAGCCCGCCATGCAGATGGCTGGGCAGTTGCCCAACCTGCGCCGGCACTTCGGCATTGCAGTCGCGGCAAAGAAAATGATCCGCCAGGATGGCTCGGTGTTCGAGCCGGTCATCGGTAACCCCGGTGACGGCTCCAGCCCTCATTTGGCCATCGTTGATGAATACCACGAGCACGACACCTCTGATCTGTTCGACACCATGGACACCGGCATGGGGGCCCGCGAACAGCCGCTGATGCTGGTCATCAGCACGGCGGGGTTCAACCCGACCGGGCCTTGCAAGCAGTTCTGGGATGAGTGCGTCAAGATGCTCTCCGGCGCCGAACTGGATGACGAGTTGTTCGCGCTCATCTACACCCTGGACGAGGGCGACGACCCCTACAGCATGGAGGCGCTGCGTAAGGCCAACCCCAATTTTGGGGTATCGGTGTTCGAGGATTTCCTGACCGCCCAACTGCTGCGCGCCAAGCGCAGCGCCCGCAACCAGACTAAGTACCTGATCAAACACTGCAACGTCTGGACGACTGCCGCCGCCACCTTCTTCAACTTCGCCCACTGGCAAGCCGCCAGCAACCCGGCATTGAGGATAGAGGATTTCATCGGTTGCCCCTGCTGGTTCTCGCTCGACCTGGCCAGCAAGCTCGACGTGTGCTCCATGGTGATCGTGTTCGCCCGCTACGAGTCGGACGGCCAGCTCCATTACTACCTGTTCAGCCGCCACTGGCTGCCAGAGGACACGGTCAACGACCCGGACAACCGCAACATGGCGCGTTATCAGGAGTGGATCGCCACCCCCTGGCATAACAGCGGCGGGCCAGCGCTCAACGCCACCGACGGCGCCGAGATCGATTTCGGCGAGATCGGGGAAGAGGTGATCGGGTTGGCGAATGTCTACTCGCCCCGCGAAGTGCCGCACGATCCCTGGAACTCGGCCCAGCTCGCCCAGCAGATCGCGGCGGCTGGCTGGCTGCCGGTGGCGATCCCGCAGACTACGGCGCACCTCAGCGCCCCGATGAAGGAGATCGAGTCGGCGATCGCCTCCGGGCGCTTGCAACATGACGACAACCCGGTGCTCAACTGGATGATCTCCAACGTCATGGCAAAGGAGGATGCCAATGAAAACGTGTTCCCTCGCAAGGGGAACCGCGACGCCAAAATCGACGGCGCAGTCGCGGCCATCATGGCTGTGGGCCGCGCCATGCTCAACAAGGGCGAGTTTATGAGCCCCTATGCAGATGATGACTATGACCCGACTGATGCGCGTCTTGATTGATGCGGCCCTGCTGCTCGGCCTCAGCCTGATCGGCGCGGGCGCCTACGTCACCTACGGCCTCGGCCCCGCCCTGCTGTTGGTTGGTGGCTTGCTGATGGGGCTGGCCCTGCTGGTCGTCCTGGTAATTTTGAAACGATGGGGAGACCGCCATGCTCGGGATGTTGCTCGGGAGTGAATTGCGCAGTGAGGTACTCACCTCGTCCGATCCGGCACTGGCCGAATGGTTTGGCCTAGCGCCGGTGACCGACAGCGGCATCGCCGTCACCGCCAAGAGCGCCATGCGCCTGGCGGCGGTTTATGCCTGTGTCCACCGGCTGTCTAGCAACCTGGCCCAGTTGCCGCTCCATGTGTTGCGCCGTGACGGAGGGAAGGTGGTGGGCGGCGACGACCATCCGGCCCACGCCCTGCTCTCCAACTCGGCCAACCTGTGGCAGTCCAGTTACGACTGGCGCGAGCAGGCCCAGCAGGTGGTGCTGACCAATGGCAACGGCATCACCCGGTTGCGGCGCGATCGGCGTGGTCAGCTGATTGAGCTGGATTTGTTCGAGCCAGAGCACATCGGTGAGCCGGTCAAGGGCGCCTCTGGCTGGTATTACCCGGCCTATGACGCCCAGGAGCAACGCTGGTTTGCCCTGCCGATTTATGATGCCGTGCATATCAAGGGATTCGGCGGCACCCGCTACTGGGGGATGAGCCCGATCCGTTACCACGCCGAGACCATCGGCCTTGGCCTGGCGGCCAAGAAATACGGCAACCAATTCTTCGGTGGTGGCGGTCGCCCCTCCGGCATCCTGATCGACAAGACTCCCAATGCCGTGGGGGACATTGGCAAGCAGCACCGGAGCAATCTGAAGTCGGCCTGGCGAGAGGGCGGGATTGGCAAGGGCAGCGGCCGTACCGCGCTGCTCTCTGGCGATCTGGACTACAAGGCGATCACCATCTCGCCGGAAGAGGCGCAGTTCCTCGACACCCAGAAGATGAACCGCAGCGAGATCGCCGGGATCTACAACGTCCCCAGCCACATGATCAACGACCTGGAGAAGGCCACCTTCTCCAACATCAGTGAACAGGCGATCCACTTCGTCCGGCACAGCATGATGCCCTGGGTGGTACGCTGGGAGCAGGAGCTCAACCGCAAGCTGTTTACCGATGCCGAGCGGCGCGCCGGCTACTACGTCAAATTCAATTTGGCCGGTCTGCTGCGTGGTACCGCCAAGGAACGGGCCGAGTTCTACCACTACGCCATCACCGATGGCTGGATGTCCCGTAACGAGGTTCGTGAGTTCGAGGACAAGAACCCGAGAGACGGGCTTGATGAGATGCTGGTCTCGGTCAATGCGTCCAAGCTGGTCGGGGCCGACAAAGACAAACCCAACGACGAGGTTAAAGATGACCCAAGCAACAAAGACCAGTGATTCGGAGCGCCGATTTTTCCGCTGCGAGGTGCGCGCCGATCCTGGTGCGGAGGGGCAGGGCACCAAGATCGTCGGCTATGGTGCCACGTTCAACTCCCTGAGTGAAAACCTCGGCGGCTTCCGCGAGATCATCAAGCCTGGCTCCTTCGATGGCGTCATGCAGGACGATGTGCGCGGGCTGTTCAACCATGACCACAACTTTGTACTGGGCCGCACCAAGAGCGGTACCCTGCGACTGACTCTGGACGAGACCGGGCTGCGCTACGAAATCGACGCCCCGGAAACCCAGACGGTGCGGGATCTGGTGCTGGCCCCGCTGCAACGGGGCGACATCGACGGCAGTTCCTTCAATTTCCGCGTGGCCCACGATGGCGAGCGCTGGTACTACGACGATGACGGCCTGCTGATCCGCGAGATCACCAAGTTCGCCCGGCTCTACGATGTGGGCCCGGTGGCCTTTCCGGCCTATCCCGACAGTGCCGCCGCCTCGCGCTCCATGCAAGATTTCGTGGCCAGTGAGTCCCGCGCCCAGCTGGAGCTGGAGCGTGAGCGCCGGGAACGAGAATTGACCCTGATCGGCGCCTGACGGTGCTGTAAACCCTGACCCGCTTCGGCGGGTTTTTTATTGCCATAACGGAGCAGATGCCCCATGAAATTGCATGAAATGAAGCAGAAGCGCAGCACCATCGCCGGTCAGATGCGCAAATTCCACGACGAGAACAGCGAAAAGCGCTGGGACGATGCTCTCAATAAGACCTGGGGGGACATGAGCCAGGAGCTGGACGATCTGGACGCCGCCATTGCGCGGGAGGAACGTCTGTTGAATCTGGACTCTGACGACCTCAACAACCACCCCGAGCGCCGTTCCCTGATCGACACCGACACCAATGTCGCCGAGGCCCGCCAGATGAAGGTGCTGGACACTGTGCTGCGCCAGGGTCACTCCGGGTTGGACGCTGAGCAGCGTCAGCTGTTCCGGGAGATGCGTGCCCAGACCGTCGGTGTCGGTACCGAGGGCGGCTTCACCGTCCCGACCGAGTTCCGGGATCGGGTGGTTGAGTCCATGAAAGCCTTCGGCGGCCTTGCCAACATCGCCACCGTGTTCGAGACCGACAGCGGCAACCCGATCCAGTGGGTGACCACCGACGGCACCACCGAAGAAGGGACGATGATCGGGGAGAAAGACGAGTCCACCGAAGATGATATGGAGTTTGGCCAGGTCGTCATCGGCGCCAAGAAGATGACCTCCAAGATCATCAAGATCAGTGACGAGCTGCTGCAGGACTCCGGCGTCGACATCTCCGGCCTGATCAGTCGCCGCCTTGGCTCCCGCCTGGGTCGTGGCGAAGCCAAGCAGTTGCTGACCGGCGATGGCCAGGGCAACAACATCAAGGGCTTGCTGAATCAGGTTACCGGCGGTGCCGCCTCGGCGGTGGTGGGCTCGGTCGCCCATGCCGACTTGCTCGAGCTCAAGCACACAGTCGACCCGGCCTACCGCGTTGGCAATTCCCGCTGGCTGTTCAACGACAATACCCTGCTCGGGTTCAAGAAGTTGAAGGACGGCGATGGGCGCCCGCTCTGGCTGCCGGACATCGCCGGTGTTGCCCCTGCCACTATTGACGGCGACCAGTACCAGATTGACCAGGGCATGCCGAATGTGGGGGCAGGCGCCAAGGCCGTGGCCTACGGTGACTTCTCTTACTTCCAGATCCGTCGCGTCAAGGGTATGGCCCTGCGCCGCCTGACTGAGAAGTATGCCGAGTTCGGCCTCGTCGGTTTCTTGATGTTCCACCGCTTCGATGCCCTGCTCGAAGACACTGCGGCCGTCAAGGTGCTGACCGTCAAGGCGGCGTAACCCTTGCCACCGGGGGCGTTGCCCCCGGATTGCTGGAGAGATTCTATGCATGTCATTTTGATCACCTCGCTGTTTGGCGAGCGGAGCGGCAACCCCGGCGATCTGCTGCCTGTTGCCGACCAGGCAGAGGCGGACGAGCTGGTGAAGGCGGGGTTCGCCCGTCATGACCCTGACGCCCCGGCGGCAGAATCCGCTCCGAAACGAAAGGGCAGGGCCTGATATGCCCCTGCTCAGCATTACCCTGCTCAAGAAGCAGTTGCGCCTCGATGCGGATATGACGGACGAGGATGATGTGCTGGCCCTCTATCTGGGGGGCGCCGAGCTGGCGGCCTCCAACTACATGGGCCGCAACCTCTATGCGGATGGCGCGGTGATTCCCGAGACAGACCCCTACGGCATCAGTATTGCCAACCCGGCTATCACGCTCGCGGTGCTGATGTCGGCGGCGCAGTTCTACGAGTACCGCGAACCGATCCTTTCCGGGACTATCGTGGCCGAGTTGCCACTGGCCTACGCTCATGCGATTGGCCCGTATCGGGTCTTATTCCCAGAGTACCCTCCCGAGCCCTGATCGCTGGATCATGGCTCGGGTCGGGTATACCCTATCGAGACTGATACGGGAGGAATGATGGCACTGATCGATTGCGGCGAATGCCATAGCAAGGTGTCTGACAAGGCGGCCAACTGCCCACATTGCGGGTCGCCGGTCATGCAGTTGGCTGATGTAGTGGATACCGGCCAGCGCCTGACGACGACGCAACAGACATCAAAGCCACTAAAAGAACAGGTGGTGTGGGCTTACCTGTTGATGCTGGTTGGGGTCGGCATGCTGGTATTGATGCCGCTCTGGCTTAATGCCAACGGGGTTACCCCCACCCCGTACAGCTTCGGTACCGGGGCTGTCATCCTGCTGCTGGGGGTGCTCTGGCAGATAGTCAATAAGATAAGGATCTGGTGGCATCACAGCTGACCAGTCATCAGACAGACCCCGCCTCGGCGGGGTTTTTTATTGGGAGTTTCTATGGCATCCGGTGCGTACCGCGACCAAATCACCCTCCTGACCCAAATATCAGGACAGGATGCCGCCGGCCAGCCGCTGGAACAGTGGCAGCCCTCGGCGCCGATCTGGGCGGATGTCCAGATGATCGGTGGCCGTGAGCAACGTCGGGCAGGCAAAGAGATTGCCGCCGGGCAGTACAGCATCAAGTTTCGCTACCGCCCAGGCGTGACGGCGGCGCAGCGGGTTCACCTGGTGCGTGATGGGCTGACCCTGGCTATCAAGCTGGTGCAGCCTGATACGAAGCGCAGCAGTCTGATCCTCTCCTGCGAGGTGGACCGGTGATCACCAACATCGACCTGGACGGGTTCGATGATCTGGAGCGGCAATTGGCCGACCTGGATCTGGTGACCCAGAAGAAGGTACTGCGCGAGGTGATGCGAGTCTCTGCTCAGCCGGTGCTGGCGCGGACGCGCGGCCTCTATGAGCAGAAGTGGAACCACGACACCGGCCTGCTGGGTGAGTCCATCAAGCTGCGCGTCACCATCCCAAAAAATCCAACGTTCGCCGATGTGGTCGCGTCGGTCGGGGTGTTCAAATCCTACAAAATCCAGCAGGCGGCGGGAAAATACGTGGAGGCCCCGGTCTATGCGTACTGGCTGGAGCACGGCACCCGTGAACACAGCCTGGCCAGTGGGGCCAGCCTCAAGGGCCACAAAGATACCGCGCGGGCCAACAAGCGGGCGCACCTGCGCCGCGATCGCCCTGGGCAAGAGAGTCTGATCCACCCCGGCATCCCCGCCGGCCCCTTCATTCGGCCAGCACTGGATGAGAACGTGGAGAAGACGTTGGACCTGCAGAAGGAACACCTTGGCAACGCCATCGACAAGGCACTCAGATGATCAAACGAACCGCGATTTATGAGCTGATCAAGGCCGTCAGCCTTGTGCCTGTTTATCCCGATTTCATTCCACAAGCGGCCGCCCTGCCTGCCATTGCGTACAGCCTGGTCAGCTCCCCTGATGGGCTGCGCACCCTTGAGGGTGGGGTGAGTCTGCAACAGCACTTTTGGCAGCTGGAGATATTGGCCGCCACCCGTCTGGAGCTGGATGCCATCGGCGAACGGGTGCGTCAGCTGGATTGCCAGCAGACGGATGACTTTCAACACATCGCTGTGTCAGAGCCGCGAGACTCGCCCAGCTCACCGGACACGCCAACCAAGCAATCCATCATCGAAATCCAAACCACCAACCGGAGAAATGCGTAATGACCGTAGCAACCCGCTATCAGTACAACCCGCAAGATGCGGTCCTGGCCGCCGGCACCCAGACCAAGTTCAAGCTCAAGGCAGATCTTGAGTTCACCCCCTTGCCCGGCATGCTGGCCATCGGCCAGGTTGGTGAGAAGGCGCCGCTGGCCGACCAGACCACCCTGGAAGACACCTCCAAGCGCTCCATCGCTGGCCTCTACGATGGTCCGGAGAAAGAGTTCAAATGCCAATCCTATCCGGCCGATGCGGGTCAGCTGGCGTTCATCACTGCCGCCCGCGCCACCGAGACCATCATCATTCAGCACATCTGGCCTGATAACGTGACCTCTGAATACGAGGTGGTGCTGCTGGGCTATCTGCGCAACGAAACTCAGGGCGATAAGACCATTGATTTCGTGGTGCCCTGCAAACAGAACGGCAAGACGGCCTGGGGGACGATAGCGTAATGGCGGCAAAGAAAAAAACTACCCTGACGGCGGCCTCCCTGCTCAACAAGCTGTCCTGTCGTCATGAGCGCGTCCAGGTGCCTGAGCTGGGTGTCGATGCCGAGATCATCGTGCGTGAGATGTCGGTCAACAAATTGCTGGAGTACCAGGTCACCAACTTCAATCAGGTTACCGGTCAGCCCCTGGCCGAACACCCTTTCCAATGGATGATGTCGCTGCTGGTCTGCTGCATGGTGGATGAAGATGGCAACCCTATTGCCACTCAAGACGATGTGCCCGCCCTGATGGAAAGCCTCCCCATGTCTGTGTTGGATCGCCTGGTGCAAGTGGCTAAGCGTCTCAACCGGATGGACGAACGGGCGCTGGCTGCTGAAAAAAACGATAAGGGTCAGCCAGACCAAGCAGCTGGTGATCAGGTTAGCGATCGATCTGCATAAGACGATCACCGAAATCGAGGCGCTGCCCGTTTCGGAA